GGCAGCGACCTTCGCGAAATCATCTGGAGTTGTGCCAGGCGTGCCGACATGGTTCCAGACGTTGGAATAAAGGGCGTGACCATTGCGATCAATCGTATTCGCAAGCGCGATCATAGCAGGCTTGATGTAACGCTCTGAATAGTCCTCAACCGTCAACGTCAAATCCTTAGAGGAGAACTTCCAAGAGACGTGCTTTTGCTTATCGACAGTGATTGAGGTGTTGGCTTCTTCAACGTCCTGATTGACGCGAGTCTTACCGTCAGCAGCATAGAATTTTACCGGCTTACGGATCGAAACAGTGTCGCCGACCTTGACGAACTCTTTCTTGTATTCACGGTGAACGTTGTTCGCCATCGTGAGGTTGTTTTCGAGCTGCACAAGGGCTTCCTTGGCAATGATGCTCGGAGTAATAAGGCTATTAGCCATCGTTCTAGTTCCTTAGATCAATTTTGGTGAATGCCGAACTAGGTTTGCCCTTCCATCTGCTTTTGCCGATGGGCGGCATATTCGGCCATACTCATCTCGGAAACAGGCTTAGACTGTGCAGCGGATGAACCACCACGGACTGGCTTGACGGGAGCTGGAGCCTTCGACTTCGGCGGGGCCCGGTTAGCCTTCACCTTTGCCTCTGCTTCAAATATCGCTTTAGCCTGAGCTACTGGCGACAGTTTAGAAATCCGCAGCGTCTCTTGAGGGTTCTTTGCTAGCTCGTAAGCAACATCGATACCCATATCAGACTCAAACAAGGCCTCTGTCATGATTGTTGTAAACGCTGGCCCACCTTGACTGGTCGGCCGAGCAACAATCTCGTTGAAATCCTTGTACTTTGCGGCCCCTTCAGCCTGAAAGTCGCTCATGGCGTCCTTGTAGGCCGTGCCGTCTTCCTTCTCCGCGTCAGAATAGTCTTGGCTGATCCGGTCGCTTTCATCTTGGATGTCTTGCTTGCGCACCTTGTACGCAGCTAGATCCGACTGGTATTCAGCATCAGACGTATAATTACGTGGGTCAGGCTGACGAAGCTTGTCAGCGCGGGTTTTTAGCCGCGTGTTCTCAGCCTCAAGCGCCTTGATACGCTCATTCGTCTTTGTTTCCCGCTCTCGACGCAAGCGGCGTCGCCTTTGGGATTTGCTCTCCTGTTCTTGAGATCCTTCGTCTTCCGCTTGCGCCTGCTGCTCATTGGCGGCGCCCTCTTCTGACTGTTCTGGCTGTTCAAGACCTTCTTCGGTCTCAATAGACGGCTCGCTGTCGCTCACGTCTGAGAGGTCTGCCAATGCAACCTCTATTGCTTCTTGATCAGGCAACGGCTCTCGCCTCCTCCTTCTCTGGGGTTAGCCCATAGCGGGCATGGGAGCTGGCTGCATTTGACCCATCGCCTGCTGCATATGAGCGGCGACAAGCTGCTGAACCAACTGCTCTACTTGCCCAGATTGCAGCATCATCTCGAACTGCATCTGTGCTGCCTCCATCGCTGATTTCTTAGCGTCAGCCTGCGATTTCGCGGCCTTGGCTTCGGTCTCAGTGATTTCGGCATTCTGTGCGCGAGCAACCATTTGCTGTTGCTGCTGTGCGGCCTGCGCCGCCTGTGCTCGCCGCTGTTGTTCTTCCGGGTCATCCGTTTCCGGCTGGAGATTAGGCGGCAACTGCTTCTTAAAGCGCTCCGCAAACTCATCCGCCCCAGGCCAATCCATATTCTTGGCAACAAGATCCATGACAATCTCTGCCGCACCCGGCGAGGTCTGGATAAACTGAAGCATACTTTCTGCCGCCTCTTGGCGACGTGTCGTGTAAGACGGGCCAGAGCGAACATGCACGGCGTATTCACCGCGCTTCAAATCATTCTCGACTTCCGGCTGGCCAGTCTCGTGATTCATGACCGGCTTATTGATCTCGGCGAAGTCTTCCTCACCATCCTCGCCCAAAATACGAGCCATCCGCGGCGTGTCGTAAATGATCGGGATCAGATCAACGAGAATTTGCCCCGTATACTCAACAGAGGCGTCTAGATTGTCTCTAAACTCAAAAGTGGACACATCACCTTGGCGATCACGCGCCTGGATAGCTTTACCGCTCGTCTCATTGCCCTGAGCGCCCAGAGATGCCGAGTAGATGCCTGTTGTGGCCTTCATGCCATCAGTGGCGCGCATAACCTGCTCTGTGAAAGCGCTAGAGCTTGCAGGAGGCTGCTCACGCTGCGGGCGAGCTGTTGGGGCATCCTTATCCACATCGTAGATTAGTACGCTGTGATTTGCCGTGTTGGCGGTTTTCCAAACGTCCGCGTATTTGTTGACCTGCTTAGCTGTCGCGACATAAGGCGACTTGGGCTGTAAAGCCAAATGCTCCGTCTGCGTGCTTAACCAGTAATTGTAGAGCGTCTGCGTGTCCTTGGCGAAGCGGATAACGCTATGCCGGACGCGGTGCTGCCCCACGCTGAACTCTTCCCCAGTGACGGCGACAATCGGGATATGCCGCGTTGGCCATTCTTGAGCCTCTTCCAGGATCTCAAAGCCATTTGTCTTGATCACCTCAACGGTAATCCGATCGCTCTCACGCTCGTTGACAATGAGCTGATGCATCTCATTGGGCAGATCATCTTTGAAGCCAGTGCTTCCATCCATGAGCTGGCAGACCGTCGCGGGCTTATGCACCTTGCGCCAGTACTCAGCCACTCGAATAGTCTTGCGTGACGGGTTAAGCCACCCTTGAGACCAGGCCTCATTATCCTTGCCATCAAAGCTAACGGGCTGCGCTTTAGGCCATGTGCGAGCAAACTCATCTTCGCTAAACTCATCCAGCACAAAGCACCATTCTGCGTCTTGACGCGTGCTGGTTACAGCAACCGGATCCCACACAACCGCAAACGGGTTCACGATTGGCTCAATCAGGATTTCCTGCTCAAAGCTTGTGGGCGATGTGTAGTCTGTGAGAATGCGCCAATGCCCAATAGAGCAACGCGCAGCACTCGCGCCGGCCGTCACATATGGGCGCTTAGTAGCTGACTTCGCCTCGATATTGCGAACCATGCCCGTGAGAATGTCAGCAACAGCCTTTGTCGCACCACCAGAGCCCGCAATAACCTTAACCGCAGGAGGATTGGCTCGCATGTCGTTAGACACCTGACGCACAAACTGCGGTAAGTGGTTCTCAGTGATGCAAGGGCGCTCATCGCTCTCACGATCTAAGCGCACATCTTCCGGCCACTGATCGCCAGCAACCATGCGCAGGTCTGACTCCATCTCTTCACGGTTGCGAAGGTCAGAGCTAAAGCCGTCATCGTAGCGCTCTCGAATTTCCTTGAGCAGGTCAGCCTTACTCATGCCGCGAGATAGCCTTTACGCCGACCAGAGCGGCCATATAGTTTTTCCATAATGCCCTCGCTGTCTGGGACTTCGATCATGTCTGGGAAAAGCTCAGTGAGCAGCCAGACACACGCGTCTAAGCGGTCTGGTGAATCCTCACCCTCGTAACCCGCTGTCGTTGTCATCGTCATTTGAGTTTCAAGCTCTGCAAACGAGCCCACATGGTGAACGCGGCCTTGCTCATACAAAGCTGCAATTGGTTCAGCGCGGACATGCTTGCCGCGTGTCGCCCTCACCTCGATAATGTTTAGGTCTTCTCTGACTGAGCGGAGCGTCTGCGCGACCATATCGCCGCCCTGGTTCACCTCTATGACAATTCCGTCAGCGCCGTATTTGTCATGCAGCGTTATTGCGCGGCGAGCCCAAGTGAGAGGCGTTCCCTTGATGGAAGCATCCTCAAGCACAAAGCCCTCATCGCCACAGATGCCGCCAACAATAATTCCGTGCTCGTCGCTCTCTTCTGTGTTCGTGACAGCGGGATCCACCGCAACCAGGATACGAGCCAGCTCAGGCGCCTCATTGACGCGATAAGTGTCCAGATCCTGCAACCGCCAAAGCGCCCCAGGCATGTCACCCAGAACCTCACCATTTAGCTCCTGACGGCCTAAGCGTGTGCCCTCATACTTCTTGACGATCTTCTCTAGGAACTTACCCGCAAGATTGGACCTATTGTCCATCGTATTGCCGCGAGTGACAGCAACCTCACCCTCAAGGCCCGCAAGAATATCCTTAATCACCTGAATCGGCCGCGGCGTGGTTGTTACGATCTGCCTAGGATTGTCACCAAGACGAAGGCCAAATTGCAATTGATCCCACGTTTCGCGGGCATACTTCCATTTCGCAAGCTCATCAGACCAAGCAAGGTCATGCTGCGGACCACGAAGCTGGTCAGGCTCTGTCGCGTTGTACAGTGTGGCAATCGCGCCATTCGGCCAAGTTATCCGCCTTTTAGACGGCTCATAAAGCGGACGCTCTTTCTCCGGATAGACCGAGAGAATACCGCTATCGCCCTCAACAAGGACGTCACGGCCATCCGCGGCAGTTTCAGCAACCAAGGCAATGCGTTTAGCGTTACCTGCCTCAACCTCTTCCTTGACCCACTCAGCGCCGGTTCTGGTCTTCCCGAAGCCACGACCCGCAAGCAATAGCCAAATGTCCCAATCACCATCAGGGGCGATTTGGTTTGGCCTCGCCAAGAAACCTCGCCAGTCAAATAAAAGGTTAGCGGCCTCTTCCTCGCTCAGACTATCGATGAATGTGTTTCGCTCTGCTTCAGGCAGGGCCGCTAATTGTTCAGCCGGACTTAGCACTCAGAAATGCCTTCAAAGCCTCACTCGGCTTGGTTTCCAACTCTATCGCTTTGCCATCAGGCCCAGAGATCTCTTTGCGCTCTGTGTAATCATCTCTGAAACGAGCCTGCATTGAGGTTTTCCAAACAGCGGCATTGAACTTGTCACCGACCATTCCAGACATGCCTTGCTGCTCCCACCAGGCCTGCTCACACTCCTTCGCACGCGTAAGCGCTGCCGAAAACTCTTCGTGCTGCTCAGCCCATT